TTATAGACCTAAACATGATTGAAAAAGGTGAACCATATGATATACTTGTAAAAAATAAAGCCCCCTTAAACGCTTTAGTTACAGGGGACTTTGTTTTTATGAATGCTTTGAAAAGACACAAATTTATATACGTAATATACAAGTAATATACAAAATCAAATCATATTAATATCTTCAATTAACAACTTGATGTCTAGATGCACATAGACATCATCTGTTATGTTATTGCTTGAATGACCAAGTATTTTCTGACGTTCGAGTAAAGGGATTCTTGCTTCTGCAAGAAGTGTAGAACAGGTATGCCTGCCATCGTGTGGTGTATGTTTTTCCATTCCAATATCTTGTAGATATTCATTAAAATATTTCAAATAACTGCCATAGTCGATATGATAGTCTTTTTTCTTTGGAGAAGGAAATAAAAAAATATTACCATCGCTTGACTTTTTAACGAAGTAGTTGAATAATGGTTTAATTTTTCTATGCATTGGGACAACCCTATTCCTTCCAGCTTCCGTCTTAATTCCCTCAATAAAGTAATCATCATCAATAAAGATATTATCTTTTCTTATCTCCACAAGCTCAGCTGGACGCAATCCTGAATAGATGGTAATTAATATCATTTTGGCAACATCATCTTCCTGACGATTCCATAGCATTGCTATTTCTTCCCTGGTAAACGCTCTATGCATTTTTTTATCTTTGTTCGTATACATTATTTCGCACATATCGAGTTCGTTAGCTTTGATATATTTCATTTTATAGGCCATATCCAAAACACCTTTTAAGACGTTTAATATAGTTTTGACATATGAAAGCGAAAAATTCGATAAACTATCCATTATTTTTTGTAGTTCAACACTATTGAAAAAATTAATGGGTTTATTATGATAATCACTCAATTTGGCAAAGCCATTACGATAACTTTTTAGTGTAGCTTTGCTCAAATTTTTCGGAGATTTTTCTTTGCGATCATACCATTCCTGATATAGTTTTTCAAAGGTAGGAACAAGTTTGGTATTTCTTTTTGGTGCTATTGGAACATCTATTCCATGTGCCTTATTAGCATTATATTCGCCAAGCGCAATATGAGCTTCTTTGGATGTTGTGTAGTAATTAAGATATGCATATTTTTGGCGGTATCGTTCTTTTCCATCTTTAGTAGTGTAAAGCTCGTACCCTGTAGTAACTCTTATGGCATAAGGTCTTCTTCTGCCTTTTCCCAGATAAACAATACTTCCATATCCATTAGGTAATTTCATGTTGTATCTCCTTTCTTCCCTGAAAAAGGGTATAAAAATAACACCCAGCCATTTGACCAGATGTTCCCGAATGTGATACAATATAACTTGTGTAGGGTGATATTGTATCGCTTGGAGCTGGTCCTTAGTGGCTGGCTCCTTTATTTTTAATTAATTTAATAATTCTATAAAATCTGATTCAGACATTATGGTAATGTTTGAACCTTGTTGTTGCAACTCAGTTGCTTTTTTATGCTTTGAAGTTATTCTACCAGCAAGTGCAGAAGAATAGTCCATATCTCCAACAACAAGAATATCTGTTTTTGAAGATATTGTATTTGATACCATTCCGCCTAAATCAACAACTAATTGAGCAGCTTCTCTTCTAGTATAACGTTCTAACTTCCCAGTAAATACAGTTTTTTTATTAAAAAAGAAATTGTCTTCATCAAATTCAGTGTTGTCTGTCTTTATATCACTCATTTTTAGATTTGGGGTATACCCTTTATTTCTAAACAGTTTTTTAAATTCTTCAAAAGAAGAATTAGATAAGATTTCAACTTTCATTTTTTGAAAAACAAGCGCAGTTGATTCACAATCACCAAGAGCTCTGTGTGATAATGCTTCAATTTTATACAAATCCTTTAAACTAGATAAAGAGTGACTCTCTAAAGCTGGATTTAATTTATGAGAAATTCGAACTGTATTTATATAGTTATTATCAAGACCTTTTTTAAAATTTTTATTTATAAAATTAATATCAAATCCAACATTGTGTCCGATAATAATATCATTTCCAATAAAATCAACATACTCAGATATTACATCATTAATAGTAGGACAGTCAGATACATCTTCATCGCTAATTCCGGTCAGATACTGAATATTAATTGGAATTTCAATTTCAGGATTAATTAAGGATGAAAATTCAGCAACTGGATTATCGTTTCTATAACGGATTGCTGCAATTTCGATAATAGAATCAAAAGTCGGTGAAAAACCAGTTGTTTCTAAGTCGATAACAACATAATCGCTTGGAAAATCAATAATGCTATTTTTTGAACGCATACACATACCTCCCTCAAATTTACCATAAAATAACAAATACTTAATGCTAAAATAATGTTATACTTAATAAAAATACAAATGATAGGTGAGTAGATGGAAATACTAATATGGAAACTTCGCACACAAAAGGGCTACTCATGTAGAACACTTTCGGATAAGTGCGGAATATCTAAATCAACGATTAATAATATCGAAAATGAAAAGGTATCGCCAACACTTGCTCAACTTGAACTGATAGCAAGAGCTTTGGACTGCCATATTGTTGATTTATTTAAAGAATAATACAATTCTTTAAAAATTCCATCAGTACACCTGCAAATGTCCATAATTATGGACAAATAAAAAAAATTTAAATTTACGAAAGAATTTAGAACCCACTTTGTTATAATTTCTGTATTAATAGTAAAGGGGGTATATATTATGGACTTAAAGAAAAAAATCATCGAAAAACTGAATGCAGCAGATGAAGAAAAGTACTCAAGATATATTGAATACATATATGTTCTTGTCTGTGAATTGCTGGATGATTAAATTATTTAAGCTGGAGAGGTTAAGCACCTGCTCCGGCTTTTTTAATCTTCATTATCAAGTCCGCATAATTCTCTTGCTTTTCTCTCTAAAAACTCCCATTCTTCAACGGTTAAGTTGGCAAGAACAGAAACAAATCTGTTTTTAAATGAGTCGCTTTCCTCATTAAGAAGCATTTTTGTAAATTTTGCAATTTCAGCATTACGATTAACAGGTAAAAACATATCACCGGTTCCGTATCTTAACCATTCTTCATTAACATTAAATTCTTTACATATTGAAATAATAATTGCATCAATAGGTGTATTTCTACCAGTCTCGTAATTAGCAAAAGAATTTCTTTTTATTCCGATTCTATCAGCAAATTCCTGTTGAGTTAAATCTAATGTTTTTCTTAACCGTTTTAAACGTTCGTTCATCTTAATTCACCACCTTCCTAAATCTTGTTTTTAGAATAAATCAAAAAAATATAAATGTCAACAAAAAATGTGCTAACAGCAACAAAATGTGCTAATAACAACAAAAAAAGGTTGACAAATGTGCTGACAAGACTTATATTTGTGCTAACAACAACAAAACACAGCACAAATCGAACGAAAGGAAGTGAGCAAAAAAGTGATAGAAAAAGAAAAACAAATTATAGAAAACTTTGCAGTTGTTATTCCAAAGTTATCTGAAGAAGATAAGAGCTACTTATTAGGTCTAGGCGAAGGAATGGCAATGAGAGTAGAAAACAAAGATGAAAAGAAGAAAAGTAACGATGAAGAAAAGTAAGAGCAGGAGGTGGAACGACTAACTATGAAAGAAAGAATGACAGTTAAGGAAGCAGCAGAGTTGCTTGGATGTGACCAGCAAACAGTAAGAATGGGACTTCAACAGGGACGTTTTAACTGGGGATATGCCATTAAAACGTCCAGTATGTATACGTACATAATCATTGCTTCAAAATTTTATGAAGACACAAAAATCAAATTAAAAGGGGCAAACGAATGACGAAGAAATCAAAAACGGAAGATATGGCATGGGACTTAAATCTTGTTAAGGATGCAGTTATATGTCTGATGCTTGGATTCATAATACATAATGCATTTGCAGCAGCAGTAATAATGTTTCTGTTTGTTCAGATGGATTGTTATCTTTATAACAAATATAAAGATAAATAACATTTAGGTTTTAGGGAAAATTATTGAGATGTACATATTGACAGAAAAGGGAATCTGTAAAACAGATTCCCAAAATTCACACGAATACATGTGACAAATATACGATTATTATCTTACCATTTGTGAATAAAAATGTCAATGAAAATGGGGCTTTCAAAGCTCCTGACGCACTCGATAAAGGATATTAAACAAACGACAAAAGGAGAGACAAATGGCAAAGACAGTATACAGATATTGGTGTGGGAAAAAGAATGAGGTAATCATAGCATTCAGGGGAGAACGTGGAGCTATACATGACAGATGTGGACCCAAAAGAAAAAGAACACCTGAGGAAATAGCAAGACAGAATCTGACCAATAAAATCAATAAACTGCGAAGACTTATAATGCTTAATTTTAAAGAGGGTGATTATTGGATGGATTTAACTGTTAAAAAGGAAAACAGGAGACCACCCTGAGGAGATGAAGAAAATAATAAGTACCACCATTAGAAAGATAAAGAGGGATTTCAGGAAATATGGAATTGAAGGATTTGAATGTAAATACATATATCGAATGGAAATTGGCTCTAAGGGTGGAATACATATACATTTGCTGATGAATGAATTACAAACAGATGTACCAATGACAGATACCTTAAAGATTGTCAGAAAATATTGGACACTTGGAAGTGTAATCAATAAGCCGACATATGAAGAAGGAGACTTTCAGGGATTGGCAGAGTATTTGTGTAAAGAACCTGATGCATCAGGAAAGGCAGGAGAAGAGGCACGCAGAATTATGTGTCCGTATGTTCCCAGCCGTAATTTGGAAAAGCCTGAAAAGACGGTAAAGGAGTATAAACGACTGCTTGTACCAAAAGACCCGGAGAAACATCCTGAAAGGCTTGAATGTTCAGATGGATTTGTGATTGATGCGTCAAGTATAAAAAGGGTGCTGAATCCGTATAACGGCATGAGTTACCTGAAGTATATAGAGTTGAGAATTTAAAAGTTTATGAGAGAGGAGAAAGAAATGGCTTATAAGCATATGGGAGCTTCTACAATAAAACGTTCATGGAGATATCCGCATAGGGCAAAGTGCATTTACAGCGGAAACACGGGAACTGTATACAGCATCTACGAAAAAATAACCGAACAGTGGCAGCAGGACAGGCTCAATAATGAGTTTATGGTTAAACATTGCAGATGCAGCAGCTGTATGGAAGCAAGAGAACGTAAAGAAAGAGTAAAAGCAGTTCTGGAAGCGGATGGAGCAATAAAGTCATTAAAGGCAATATGATGAAAAATGAAAGTTGTACCGGTGCAACCGGTAAAAAAGAACCTGTAAGTATACATGTAATGGATATTGTTCAGTCACGTATGGATGAAATAGATTGCGAACTGATAAAACTGACAAGAGAAATATTTATGATGCAGCAGAAAAAGGCAGAATTGGAAGTTGCCTATAAGGTGTTTGTGGAATTTATGGAAACACATTGTGTGGAAGAGGAGCAGTTACAGAAGAATAAAAAATAATCGAAAGGAGCGGAACTCTGGCCAGAGTAATGATATATCGGTTCCCGGAGAGAAATGGAATATTTAGAATTTTTAAAAAGCAAAATTGACATAGCAAAAGACAGTGGATTTGAAGTAAAAAGAGAAGATATAAATCCAATATTAAAACCACACCAGAAAGATGCTGTAATGTGGGCAATACGAGGTGGAAGAAGAGCCTTGTTTGAATCATTTGGATTGGGAAAAACAGTTCAGGAAATAGAATTTTGTCACCAGATAATAAAGCATAAAGGTGGAAAAGCATTAATTGTATTACCGCTTGGAGTTAAGCAGGAATTTACACATGATGCAGTAGAGGTATTAGGTTATAAAAAGCCTGAATATGTACGAAACATGGAAGAGGTTAAAAATGCCAAAAGTGACATTATGATAACCAACTATGAAAGAGTAAGAGATGGAAATATTGAACCTAAATATTTTAAGGCAACATCCTTAGATGAAGCATCAGTTCTCAGAAGTTTTGGAAGCAAGACATATCAGGAGTTTCTGGAAAAGTTTAAAGGAGTTGAATATAAACTTGTTGCAACAGCTACACCATCACCGAACAAATATAAGGAACTTATTCATTACGCAGGATATTTGGAAGTAATGGACACAGGTCAGGCATTAACGAGATTTTTCCAAAGAGACAGTACAAAGGCAAATAATCTGACTTTATATCCTAATCAGGAAGATGAATTCTGGTTGTGGGTAAGCAGCTGGGCATTATTCTGTACAAAGCCTTCAGATTTGAATAGTGAATATTCAGATGAAGGATATGAATTGCCACCATTGCAGGTAAACTGGCATGAATTACCGATAAACTACGGAGATACGGCTGATAAGAATGGACAGATGCAGTTATTTACAGAAGCGGCAGCAGGATTAAAAGAAGCAGCAGCCGTTAAAAGAGAAAGTATATCTGCAAGAATAGAAAAGATGAAGGAAATCGTAGAAGCAAGTCCAAATGATAATTTTATACTGTGGCATGATTTGGAAAGTGAAAGACACGCAATAAAGAAAGCGTTACCGGAAACAGTTGATATATATGGCTCACAGAATTATGAAATCAGGGAAAAAAGAGTTATAGATTTTTCGGAAGGAAGGACAAGATTGTTTGCAACAAAGAAAGAATTATCAGGTTCAGGTTGTAACTTCCAAAAACATTGTCACAGAGAAATTTTTGTAGGCATAGATTATGAATTTAATGATTTTATTCAGGCAATACACAGATGCTACAGATTCCTTCAAAAAGAGCAGGTAATAATTGACATAATTTACATGGAGAATGAAAAGAGCATTAAAGAGGTTCTGGAAGAAAAGTGGAAAAATCATAATCATATGGTGTCGAAAATGATTGAAATAGTAAAGAAATATGGTCTGAATCAGAACAACAAGGCACAGGGACTTAACAGAAAGATAGGAGTGAAAGCAGTGAAGGTAGAAGGAAAGTATTATACGGCAGTTCATAATGATTGTGTTGAGGAAGTAAGAACCATGAATGATAATTCAGTAGATTTAATTCATACATCAATTCCATTTGGAAACCATTATGAATATTCAGCAAATTATAACGATTTCGGACACAATCAAAATACGAAAAGATTCTTTGAGCAGATGGATTTTTTGACACCCGAATTATTAAGAATATTAAAACCGGGAAGGGTTGCGGCTATTCATGTAAAGGACAGAGTACTGTTTGGTAATGCAACAGGTACGGGAATGCCAACAATTGAACCTTTCCATGCTGACTGTATAGCTCATTACATAAAACATGGATTTCAGTACTTTGGAATGATAACGGTTGTGACGGATGTTGTAAGGGAAAATAATCAGACATACAGATTAGGTTGGAGTGAACAGTGTAAAGACGGCTCAAAAATGGGAGTGGGATGCCCGGAATATATATTGCTGTTTAGAAAGCTGCCAACAGACAAATCAACAGCTTATGCAGATGAACCGGTTAAAAAGACAAAAGAAGAATATACGAGGGCACAATGGCAGATAGATGCACACGGATACTGGAGAAGTTCAGGAGACAGACTTGTAACAAAGAAAGAATTATTGGAAGCAGACATTAAGAATTTACAGAAGGTATATCGCAAATATTCAAGAGAAAATATTTACAGCTATGAAGAACATGTAAAACTTGCAGAACAGCTTGATAAAGAAGGAAGACTTCCGGCTATATTTATGGTAGTAGCTCCCGGTTCATGGAACAACCTTGAAGTGTGGGATGATATAAACAGAATGAAAACACTCAATACACAGCAGTCGAGAAGGAGAAAGCAAATGCATGTGTGTCCTTTACAGATAGACATCGTTGAAAGGATTATAAACAGATATTCAAATAAAGGGGATTTGGTTCTGGATCCATTTGGCGGACTTATGACAGTTCCAATGACTGCGGTAAAAATGAAAAGAAGAGGATACGGAATAGAATTAAATGAAGATTATTTCAGGGATGGCGTCGGATATTTGCAACAGGCTGAAGAGGAAAGAGAGACACCTACACTATTTGATTATTTAGGAATAGATGGAGGTGAACAATAGTGACAATAAAAGAATTGGTGGAATTAAATTTCTGCATTGCTGAAATAGAAGTTGAGGTTAGGTCAAACGGCAGACTTAAAGCCAAATATTACATAGGAGATGGAGCGTGGAGAAATGCGAAACTGCGCGAACATGAAGCACATCAGGATTATAAAGTTGAGTTTATAGCAGAAAAGATAAACAGATTTGAAAATGACCATGTATACCATGACATTATATTAAAGAACATTCCAAAGAAAATACTAAAAATGGAAGTATATGCATGGCGTATGACCAGCAAACATTGGCATCCGACTAATTCAGATTCATTTGAAGCAATAGAGATTACCGTAGAAGTGCCGGAAAACTACGAATTACCGCCAATGCAGGAAAAGAAGGAACTTGAAGGACAGATGAATATAGAAGACGTATTTGACAATGAAGGGAGATTGAAATGGCAAGAATAGATAAAGAAGAGCAGGCAAGACGTGAGGGCATGGCATATGCCCTTCGAATTGCAAAAGAAAAAGGAATAGATGCACTTGAAGAAGATTTGAAAATGAGAAACGCAACAAACATTCCTGTAGGTCTTACGAAAAAAGTAATAGATGAATGGTGTAACGGAATGAAAGCACAGACAATTGACAGTATTGGAATATTAGCAATGGTAACCCTGAGAGATGGATTTGGATTTGGGACAAAGAGATTAAATAAGTTTAGAGATATTTTTAATAACAAGACGGAGTGCCTTATGAATCCTGATTGGACTACATGGGAAGACCAATTGGAAATTTTAAAGGAAGAATGTGGAATAGATGCATTTATACATGTAAACAAAGGCATTAGGGTGTGAAAATCAACATAGGTAACTATTTAATAATGTGCTTTAAAGCATATCTGATAACAAAATATATATCACGAACCTAATTAACTATGTTTTTGTTAGTCTGCTGCTAATGTGCAGCAGACGGAAAGGAGAACACTTGAAATTCAAAGTACCCGGAGCACCGCAGGGGAAAGCACGTGCGAGAACATACTGCGACAGAAGAACACGGAGAATGAAAAGCATAACACCCGAAAAGACGGTGCTATATGAGAATTTGATTAAAACATCATACATAAATGCAGCAGAAAAAAGCAAATTCAAAGGTTACTTTAATAAAGAACCTGTAAAGGTAAGTATATTGGCAGTATATCCAATTCCACAAAGCAAAAGTAAAAAGATGAAAAAAGAAATGGAATACGGAACAATACTGCCAACAAAAAAGCCTGATGCTGACAACATAGCGAAGGCTATATGTGATGCGTTAAATGGAGTTGCATATGGTGATGATGCACAGATATGTAAGCTATGCGTATCAAAAAGATATCAGGCGTTGGAAGGGTGTACACCATATACATTAGTTGAAGTGGAGGAAATTAAGGAATGAGAAGAAAGAAAATATACGCAGTAAAAAGAAATGGGAAATATCTGGGAGATTTTAGTGCAGCAGTCATTGCGAAAAAAATAGGATGCAGCTTAAGTCTGATTAATACGGCAGCAAGAAAAGGAACAAAAATAAGAGACATATATGAAATCAGAGAGGTAGAGATAGTAGAACAGAAAGAGCCTGAGCAGGCAGCAGTTAATAAACGTAAAACTATTATTGTTGGGAGTGAAGAAACGAAAAAGACCACAAGTGCAGGGAGAACATTTGAACTGCCTATATGGTATGAGTGCTAGGAAAATGTTAAGGAGTAAGAGAAATGTTAAATATTGAAATGTATAAGGATGAATTGGAGAATATTGGAGTGCTTAACCCTTATGAACTGGCAGTTATAGATGGAAAGCCATGTATGTGTCAGGAAACTGAGTGTAATATGTGCGAGTTGCATAGCGTAGAAAGCTGTTGCGTTGATAGAACAGATAATTGGCTATTTTCAGAATACAAAGAGCCAGAAGTTGATTGGAGCAAGGTTAAGGTTGATACTCCGATTTTGGTTAGAGATGATGAAGGTGGAAAATGGATTAAAAGATATTTTGCTAGATTTGAATACGGAGAAGTCTATGCGTGGTTAAGTGGCGCTACATCTTGGACAGCTAATGGTAATATGAATTTTTGGAAATATGCAAAGTTAGCAGAAAGTGAGGAATAGATTATGAGCAGAGAAATAGAGCAGATTTAAAAAATCAAGTAGTGATAATGGGAATGTTGCAAGACTTACAAGACGAACTTGAACCAATACAGAACATAGAAGACACACATCAGTTGTTAGTTGATAAAAACAATGGCTGGATTCCGTGCAAGGAGAGATTGCCTGAAACTTTTAAAGCAAAAGCGTATTTAACCACTAATGAAGATGGAATGATAGGAGTGTCATATTATCATCATCATGGTTGGTCAAATGGCTATGAAAGTGTATTCGATGTGATTGCATGGCAACCACTACCAGAACCATACGAGGAGGAGACGGAAGATGAATAAAGAATGGTTGGAAAGACAAAAAGAAAATTTTAAAAAGCACAAAGCCAATTTAATGGATTATGGAAATATTAAAGTGCTAGATTTTAAAAATCCGGATAGCAATGAATACAGAATCAGATTTCTTTTCGAAGAGGATTATTGCAGATTACACATAACAGGAGACCTTGGTTCATTAATTGCCTGTAATTTTTATAATATGACATATGAAAAATTTAGTGGTTTTGTAAATAATACAGGCTATTTTGAACAAAAAATAGATTGCCTTGACAGAGCTATTTATTATTATGATGAAGAGCAGGCAAGAAAAGATATTAAAGAGTACATAAATGAACATCATTTAGGTGAATATATCATTGAATATAAAGGATTTGATTTTCAAAGTGATGAAGAAAATATAAATGATTTTATAAATGATGTACTTGAAGATTTTTCAAATACAAATGGAATAGGACCTAAAGGTGTTGATAAGCTTATTGATATTGACGAATATATGTACGATGAGATTGATTCTTTTGGAAAAAAGGAAACAGGAATACTTGAGCTCTACATGTTGGCATTCAAGTTAGCACAGGAAGAGTTAAAGGAGAATTGTAATGAGATTAATTGATGCAGATTCATTTAAAAAATTTTTAACTAAGTTATATGAAGCAGGGGCACCTTATGACGGAATTATTGAATTATTGGATAAACAACCAACAGCCTATGATGTGGATAAGGTAGTGGAAGAACTAGGTAAAAAACAAAATAATAAAGGATTTGGAGGCACAATTCAAGAAATATTTTATGATTTAGGTTTAGAGGATGCAATAGAAATTGTGAAAGGTGGAGAAGTGAATGAGTAAAATACCAAAAGAAATAGTAGATAAAATAGAACAAAGAAACAGATTAAATGAAGAAATTAGAGCATGGTGCAACGAAAATCTTGATATGGATGGAGTGGATAGTGATTCTGCAGATATAACAGACTATTATGCTGGAGAGGTAAATTCATTTGAAGACGAAGAAGGAAGAGAATGGTGTGACCAATATCAGGTTGGTGAAGATTCGTTTTATGGAGATTATTACTGGGAAACAGAATATTCAGGAAAATATGTACATATGGAATTTTGGATATAGGTGGAGAAGATGATAGACGCAAGAAAATGTTAAGGTAAAAAACTGTACATTGAAAACTAAATAATGGCTGATAAATTTCAAAAAAACTTATTTTATTTGAAAAAAAGTGTTGACATAGTGTGTACACTATGATATAATAAATATATCAAATGAAGGAGGTAAAGAAAAATGGACAAGAAAAAGAAAAAACACTTATTAAAAGAAGTCCAAGTGATAATAGGTATTGCCCAAGCCATTATCACAACGGTGTGTCTGATATATTCGACATTCTTTAAATAAGTGTTAATAAGCGGTGGGTAAATCCCACTACTCACCGTTTATTTTAAACCATTTTTCGAAAAAAGTCTATGAAGCAGAGTTTATTTTTAACAAACATTACATCCTTTGCAGTATTAGCATATATGGTTATCAACAATGGGATTGACGTAATTTCAGGAATAGGAATTGTGGCGAACATCATAAGCATAATTTTAATTATTGCATTGGAATATAAGATAAGAAAAGGAGAACAATAAGATGCCTAAGGGAGAGCCAAATAGTCAGACGATTGCATCCCAGAAGTGGAATGCAAAAGCTGGGTATGTTGCAAAGACATATAAGCTAAAAAAGGATGTTGCAGATGCATTTGCAGAAACCTGTGACAAGCTGGGAGTAAGTAAAGCAAGCCAGCTGACAAAGATGATGACGGAATTTATTGAACAGAATAAGTAAAAAAGAAAACTATCAGCCAGTATTTGGTTGGTAGTTTTTTTATGTTAAATGTTAAGAAATGTTAAGGTGTGAGAGAAATAGAAAGAGAGGAATAAGAATGGCAAAGGTCAAAATTACAAAAGAATTAGATTCTAGAAATAAGCAATATTTTAAACTAACTAAAAAGCGTGGAAAGATTACAGTTAGAGAAGCATTTGAAGCAATGGAAGAATCTTACTATTTTGGAGAGTATTTAATTCAATTTAATGTTCCAGAAGAAGTACCAATGGATTTGTATGAAGATGGAGATGAGTGGAGACTGTACGCAGTAAGAGAGTTGTTGGAAGAAGAACTATACAAAGCTCATCAGGAAGGTTATGAAGAATGCAAAGAAGATTTTAACCTTGAAAATAATGGTTGGATTCCATGCAGTGAGAGATTGCCTGAAAAAAACACAAATGTAATAGTATGCTTTAGTCATGGAAATGTAACAGAAATGGGATATGAAGGCAACGGAATATTTCAAGGTATTTATGAATATTCGACAGATGTAATAAGAGCATGGCAACCACTACCAGAACCATACGAGGAGGAGACGGAAGATGAATAGGAAAGCGACAACAATGTTTCTAACTGATTTATTAGAAGAGAGTTTGCAGGAAAGAAAATATTACGCCAAGGAAGTGACATTGGATTATGGAACAGCACATCCCAAAAGAGTTGATTTAATGCAATTTATTCCGGCAGGTGTTACTTGCGTAAGTGACATCGAAAAAGGTACATTTATCTGCTATGAGATTAAATCATGTATTGCAGATGTATATAGTGGTAATGGACTAAGATTTTATGGTGAACAGAATTACATTGTTACAACAATGGAAACATACAAGATGTTAATGGACGATTTAAGAGAGGATAAGTTTTGGAAGTATCTTAAAGAAAATTATCCAGAAAGTAACAATAACGTGGGGATTATGGTGCCAATACCTACTCATATTAACTTAAAAGATGCACGAGAAATATATGAAGAATTTAAAAATCCAACACCTCTGGAAGCAGATACGAGTTGGAAATTATATAAAATAATACCAAGCAGACAGTCATCAAGAAAACGTTCAATGAACGAATTGTTATTCTGTATGTTGCGTTCTAAACATAGAAATTAGCAAAGAAGGAGAGTGATTAGGGATGCGATTAATAGATGCGGATGAATTAATTAAGGTACTTGACAAAGAACCACAGTACACATTGAAAATACAAAAAGGACTAAAACAAGTTCCAGAAGCTATTAAATATCATCACAATAAAATAATTGAAATAATAAAAAAACAGCCAACAGCATTTGATGCTGAAAAGTTAATTCGAAATATAGAAAAAGAAACAGGATATTTAATTGACGGATTTGAAGAGCCGCATAGAGCAATATTAACTGGCGTAGCAGTCAGATTAATAAAAGAAGCAGTAAAACAAAAACATAATATAAAAATACTTAAATGTTACGCAGATGAAGTGGTTAAAGGAACAAAAACATTTGAGGTAAGAAAAAACGACAGAAATTATAAAGAAGGCGACATAATACAATTTGATTGTATTGATTCAGAAGGAAACAAGATAGCACATGATATTAATTCAATATCGTATAAGATAGCATATGTGCTATCTGGTTGGGGAATACAAGATGGATGGGTTGCTTTTGGTATAAAGGAGATGAAATAGATGGTCAAGATATTAATTATAATTATAGCTATTATTGTAGTTTCAATATTACATACAATGTGCAGCAGTAGTTCAATTGAAAGTAGACGACGAGAAAGAGACGCGAGAAAATGGGATGATTAGAAGGGAAGTGATGTATTGGAATATTAACTTAATAAGTACAGATATCATGAATTGAAATATCTATGCTTACAGTACAAAGACATAATCAGACAAGCTAAAGAGGGAAAGGAGGCAGCAGTACAGAAGTATAAAGCAATTACACATGCAGCAGTAGACGCAAGAGAAGATATATCTAAGTATATTTTAGAAGCAGTAACAGAAGGCAAGAAATGGGAACAGTTAGAAGTGCCATGTGGACGAAGACAGTTCTATAGTGCAAGACGACGATTCTATTGGTTGCTAGATAAATATGTATAATGATTAAGGACTCATGTATATGGGTCCTTTTTTATTTAAAAGGGTAACCGATTGAATCAACTTGTAGCTAAGATATATATACAGGATGTTTTAATTCATATAATTTTCTTCATGAAACAAGGAGCTACTTGCCCCGAAAGTAGCTCCAATTGAAAGGATAAAGATATGACTACAGAAGATGTTATTAAAGCATTTGCAGAAAACAAAGCATACAAAATATATAAGTGTGCTGAATTTAGACGCTTAAAGAAAAAAATTTTAGAAAAAAACCACTATGAATGTGTGATGTGTAAGGATAACAATATAATAACGAGAGCTGATACAGTTCATCATATTATGGAAGTTAAGAATCATCCTGAACTAGCATTTGAAGAGTTTTATATCGATGAAGATGGCAATAAGCAAAAGAATTTAATACCTTTGTGTTTTAATTGTCATAATGCAATTCATAAACGATATGGCTACAGACCAAATCAGACTAAAGACAAGGTTGAAGAGTTTGTGAATGAAGAACGCTGGTAAGTCTCATTAATATTTGAACCTCCTTAGAAATACCCCCACCCCCTCAAACCCTATTAAAAGTAAGAGGGGGAAGACAACGGGGGGCATAGGTCGGTTCAGAGATTTTTGAAAAATATAAAAAAATTGTCAGAAAGGAGCAACAAAATGAAATTAACTGCAAAAGAAAAGAAAATGAGAAAAGCTACATATAATGCGTTGCTCGAGGCAATTTCTAAAAAAGGATTGGAGCAACAATTTTATTTAGACCAGATTGAATTATATATGCAATATTATGACGATATCTTACAAATCAAGCACAAAATTGAATCAAAAGATGCTGAATTTGATACAGATTTAATCAAAGAAAAGCGATTGATTACTAAAGAAATGAGAGCAATTCTCACTTTCCTACAGCTAAAACCTGGAGCAGAAAGTGGTGATTTACTGGATGAAGAATTATAGCAAATATCTCAATCCATATATGGAAGATATTTTGGAAAACAGAATTGAACACTGCAAGGAACAAGAGGATATGATTAACAATATTATTGTTCCGGTTCTAAATAGAGATGATGTCATAATCAGAGACGATAAAATTGAGCAGGGCTTGAGCTTGCAAAAATATTTTTCGTATAAATTAAATGGATGGGAAGTGTTTCTATTTGCTTGCATAGTAGGAATCGAATATAAAGATGGATCAGATTGCTACTTCAATGATATTAGAGCATATCTTGGCAGGGGCTCAGGCAAAAATGGATTCATTTCGTTCTTAGGATTTTATTTGTTAAGCTATTACCATGGAATACAGGGCTACAACATTGAATTGATGGCTAACAGCGAGCAGCAGGCAAAGGTATCATTTGATGATATTTACGACATTATAAAAAATCCAACAAAAGAAAATGCTAGAGCTGTAAAAGCAAATTACAAAGCAACTAAGGAAGTGATTGAAGGAGTTAAAACAAAATCTAAATTAAGATTCAACACTTCAAGTAAAAGAGGAAAAGACTCAAAAAGAACAGGTTGTGTCATATTCGATGAAAAACACGAATATACAGATGCAGACCAACAGAACATTAATACATTATCATCAGGACTTGGAAAGATGCCTTTTTCGAGAATTATAACGATATCAACTGACGGACATGTCAGGGGGCAGGTGTTTGATAAAGAAAAAGATGAAAGCAAGCAAATTCTATCACAGTATGATGAAGACAACAGAACGTTAGTGTTTTGGTGTCATATAGAAGAAAAGGAAGAATGGAAAGACGAGACCAAATGGGTTAAGGCTATCCCGTCACTTGCATATCCCGGTTTCGAATCATTATACAGAAGAATCAAAACAGAAGTTAAAACGATGTCTAGTCATATGGATTACTTCCCTGAATTTATGGCGAAAAGAATGAATTTTCCAATTGGAAATAAAGACGTTGAAATAGCAACATGGGATGATATTCTTGCCACAAATCAGGAAATGATTGACTGGACCGGAATGGACTGTATTGGAGGAATAGACTACTCGAAAACGAACGACTTTGTAGGAGCAGTCCTTATTTGCTACAAAAATGGAAAAGTCTATGTGAAACAACAGACTTTTATCTGCAAGCAAAGTGCAGATTTACCCGGCATAAAAGCACCAATAAAAGAATGGGTAGAAAAAGGTGATTGTGTATTTATAGATGAGGTTGAAATTCCAAGAGAAATAGTGGTTGAGTGGTTTATAAAACAAGCAGAAACTTACAGCTTAAACATTAAAAAAATGGCTGTAGACAATTATAGATTTTCGTTACTATCAAAAGCGTTAAGAGAAGCAGGTTTTACATCAGGGAAAGATGGTAATATCAAATTGATAAGACCAAATGATATAGGAAAAGTTGTTCCTGTGATTAATTCATATATCATTAATCACAATATCGTAGTCGGAGACGTTCCGGTTTTCCGATGGATGATGAATAACATAAAGAAATATGATAGTGGAAACAATATTCTTTATGGAAAAATAGAAAAATTATACAGGAAAACAGACACATTTATGGCATTTGCTGACGCAATGTGTCTACTTGAAGAAATCGAAAAAGAAGAAACAAAGGTTGAATTTTTTACACCTTTTATGTGGTAGGAGTATAAGATGGCTTTTAAATTTAGAATATTTGATTTTCTCAAAGGAAATCAAACAAAGCAAGGAATTGAATATTTTGACATAAAAATTGCAACACAGCTATCTTATAAGATTTTAGCAGTACATGTAGCTGCATCTTACATAGCAAATGCAATATCTAAATGCGACATTAAGATATATCGAAAAAAAGAAGAAATAAAAGATAACAACGCATATCGCTTAAATATTGAGCCGAATCAAAATCAGAACGGTTCACAGTTTTGGAACAAGGTCGCAATGAAAATGCTTACTAATCAGGATGGAGCATTAGTCATTAAATCAGGAGACAAGCTATATGCAGCAGATAGTTTTCATGTTGATAAGAGACCTTTTTTAGGGAATCTATATAGCTCAATTGTAATTGATAATTTGTCACTATCAAAAGAATATGCTGAAAGTGAAGTATTACATTTCCAATTGGAAGATGAGAATGTAATTAATTTGATTGATGCAATGTATGCAGATTATGGCAAGGCAATTAGTTACGCAGTTAATTCATTCCTTAAGGTTAACAGTCAAAAATATAAGTTGAAAGTTGAAACGGACAAAATAGGCGATTTGAAATTTGAAGACTATTATAAGCAGTACTTAGAAGCATCAATGAAATCGTTCATAGAATCAGATAACGGAGTATACCCGGAATCTAAGGGAACAAATTTAGAAAGCATGAAAACAGAATTATCTACAAAAGACAGTTCTGATTTAATAAATTTAAGGAACGATATGTTCCTGATAGCGGGACAAGCGTACAAGATACCGGCGTCAATGATGACCGGGAATATTAACAACATTCAGGATGTAGTTAAAGCGTTTATAACGTTTGCAGTAGAACCTGTGGCCAAATTGATTGCAGATGAAATAAATAGAAAATTCTACGGATATGAGGGCTACACATCAGATACATATGTGAAGGTAGATACAAGAACAATTAACTATCTGTCAATAGTTGAATGCGCACAAGTGGCACAGACTCTTATCGGAAATACTATATGCAATCCGGGAGAAGTTAGAGAGTTAATTGGACTTGGTCCAATAAATGAAGAATTTATGAAACAATTCTTCGTTACTAAAAATAATTCAAAGGTTGAGGATGTCATGAATGGAATAATTGATGGCGGAGGTGACGGATAGAATGGAAAGGAGAAAAAATGTTAGACAAGTATTATCAATTAGTTACTAATCAGAACGACAAGAAGGCAGAGCTATACATATATGGCGACATATCAAGTTGGGATTATGACAGTTCAAAATCCACAAGTGCAAATTCATTAGTTAAAGCGTTAGCAGAATTAACAGACATTAATGAAATTAATGTATACATCAATTCATGTGGTGGCGAAGTTGGCGAGGGATTAGCTATTTATAATGCACTAAAAAGACATTCAGCAAAAGTGACAACTTACTGTGATGGACTTGCAGCATCAATAGCAAGTGTAATATTCATGGCAGGCGACGAAAGAGTGATGTCTAACTCTTCACTTCTTTTTGTTCATAATGCATGGACTTATACAGCCGGTAATGCTAGCGAATTAAGAAAATCGGCAGATGATTTAGATAAACTTACAAAAGCATCAATTAATGCATATTTAGAACACGTTAATATTGATGAAGTCGAGCTTAAGCAGTTACTTGACGAAGAAACGTGGTTAGATGCGACAGAATGTATTGATAAAGGATTTGCTACAAAAATTGTACAATCAAAATCAAATAAAAATGTTAATCAGTCAGTTAAACAACGGATTTTTGAACAATTAAAATCTAAACAGTCACAAAAGGGAGAATTGTCACCAGTTGCACCGGTGCAACCACATAAAGAAAACTTATTCATCAATTTACTTGAAAGTTTAGTAGAAAAATAAGGAGAAAGAAGAAATGATAAATTTAAATCAGAAAAATGAAAGAATTCAGGAACTTATTGAAGCAATAAAAAGCGGAGATGAAGCTGGAATCAGAACAGCAGCAGAAGCATTTCACAGTTCAATTTATGAAGGAATCAAAGCAGATTTTGCCGAATACCAGGCATTGGCAGACAAAAAGGTTTTGGCAGAAAGAGGATACAGACAGTTGACATCTGATGAAGAAAAATTCTATCAGAAAGTTATTGACGCAATCAAATCGGGCAAAAATGCAAGACAGGCGCTATTAACAAGTGTTCCTGATGGAGCTATGCCAACAACAATTATTCAGGATATTTACAAGGAAATCAAAAAAGAGCATCCTCTTTTGAGCAGCGTATCGTTTAGATATGTAGGATATCTTACTAAATGGATATTAGCTGATCATACAGCTCAGAAAGCTAAATGGGGCAAAGTGACAGATGAAATCGTTCAGAAAATCACATCAGGTTTAAAAGAAGTTGATGTGACACAGAATAAGTTATCTGCATATGTATTTATTCAAAATGGATTGATTGACATGGGCGCTACATTCTTAGACGCATATATTAGAGAAATCCTTAAAGAATCAATTGCCCTTGGTCTCGAAAATGGAATAATAAGTGGAACAGGAGTTAACAGCCCGATTGGAATGGATAGAGACATTCATGAAGGCGTTAGCTTTAACACATCAACAGGATATCCACAGAAAAAGGCAGAATCACTTGCTAATTTCCTTCCCGAAAATTATGGAAAATTACTTGCAAAATTGGCAAAAACAGAAAAAGGAAACCCAAGAACATTTGATGAAGTCATATTAATAACAAATATGGCAGATTACTTAACTAAGGTAATGCCATCATCAACTGTTTTAAATACTAACGGCACATATACAAGTCAGGTATTCCCATTCCCGACTAAAACATGTATATCAAGCGAAATCCCAGAAGGTAAAGCAATAATTGGTTTACCGGAAGAATATAGCTTATTAGCAGGTGGAGCAGAGGATGGCGTGATTGAAGTATCTGAAGAATATAAATTTGTTGAAGACATGACAACGTTCAAAATCAAGCAGTATGCAGCAGGAAGAGCATATGATAACACATGCTTCTTATTAGTGGATATTTCAAAATTAGAGCCACTCTATATTTTGGTTAAAAATTTAAACAATGCAGCTGAAGCTGCTTCTACACAAGCAACTCAAACAACTGATGAAAAATAAAATTTAAGGAGAATGTAAATGGTGAACGAAGAATTATTGAAGAAAATTAAAGATGCATTAGATTTTACTTTTGACGATGAAGACACAGATAGAAAAATCATAGGAATAATTGAAGATGCAATTCCGATTCTACGTTCACTATTTGGAACTCCTGACGATGAAGAAATTGACTGGACTATTCCAAGTCAGGAAAGATTTCTTCTAAAAAACTATTGCTTATATGAATTGAATCATGTGAGTGAACAGTTTAATGATAATTATCGAAATGATATTTTGCAGGTCAGAAGAAAATATGAGGTGAGACAATGGAGAGATTTCCAAGACTCAATGACGGAATAGTTAGAATTTTTAAAAAGATTAACAAAAAAACAGATTTCAACGCAAGAAACAATGTGCAATCCTATGATGATATGGAGCAGATTGTTAAGTTGAATTATCAGCAAATGTCAAAACGAAATCAAGATATAGAATTTGCTGAAAAAATGAGTTTTAATCTTTCAATGAAGATTAGAACCCGGAAGTTTAAAAATCTAAATTCGAAGCAATATGCAGTTATTGACAGATTCTTATATGAAATTAAATACATTGATGAAGATAAGACAAGTTCTTATCTGTACCTGGAAGGAGTAAGAGAACTTGCTGAATAGAATAAGAGATAAATTAGAAGAAATTGATAAGAATGTGTTTTATGGTGGCGCTTTAGGATTAGACAAGAGTGAACCATGGAATTATATCGTATTCGGTCGAAATACACTGAAAGCTAGTGATAACAGAACGTCATACAGCGATGTATATGAGGTTGATATAGTGAGAGAGGAATATATTCCGGAGGGATTAGACATGGAAGTTATTGAAAAATTAACAAATGACTTGCCGCTTAAACTATCTGGAAATGAATTTCAATATAGTTATATGACTAAAGGCGATGGCGTTGTGGTAGAAATCTTAGCGTTAGAATTTGTAAAAGCAAGGAGATGTTGCTAAATGCCACCAAATCAATTAAGCGTTGAGGATAATCTGCAGGCCTTAGAAGATAAGATTAAGCAATTGAAAGAAAAAGGTGAAGAAATTGTAAATGAAACATTGTGGAATGAAGGAGGAAAGCTGATTGGTGATAGTGCAAAAGGACTTATTCATCCATCAGGCAGAAGGTGGAAAGGAAAAGCAACTGCGTCAACAAGCACAGAACCATTTACACAAAGAAAAAGCAATCTTGCAATTACAGTTGTAACAAAGAATAAATATCATTACTTATATTTTCCCGATGATGGCAGTAATACAAAAAAACATGCTGGAGAACAGCATTTTATGTTAAGAGGACTAAATAATTCAAGCGGAAAAATAACACAACGCTGTTTAGCAAAATTAACAGCAGAAATAGAAAAGTAAAGGAGAAAAAGAAGATGCAGGACGATAAAGTTTTTTCAACTTTTGAAGTAAAAGAATTCTCGATTAGAGACCCTAAAAATGAAAAGGCAGCTGATAGACTTGGATGCGTTGGAAGCTGTGATGAAACATTAAACACTAAAACAATTACAAAAAAATGTGAAGGTGCAATTATTAAGCAGAGAACCAAAGGAGATGGAACAGCATCTGTGACAATCTCACTTCATATTAGAGCAGAACATTTTTATGATCTCCATGGAATGAATTCAGACATTCTGATTGAAGGGGTTCATGGATTTGGCGAAAATTCAGTTCTCCCAGAAAGGACAATTGCATACAAAGGAATTGATGAAGATGGAAGGATTAAATATAAAGCATATCCACGATTCACAATCACAGAAGCAACCAATAGAAAGGTTGAAAATGGTGGTGAGGAAGTTCAGGAAATTGAAATAAAAGGAACTGCTCTATCTGATGATAATGGATTCTGTATGTATGAAGCATTAGAATCTGATTTGAAAGATAGTGACGCAAAAACAAAATGGTTAACTAACTTCACAAGTGCTTTAGTTAAAGTTAAGGAACTCTAAGCTATGAAAATAAAGGTAAAAAAGAAATATATAGATAAATATGATAAAAAATTAGTAAAAGAAGGTTCAATAATAGACGTTACAGAAAAAAGATTTGAAGAAATCATAACTTCTGATAGTGAAGCGGTTGAACCAATTACTACGAAAAAATCAGTAAAAAAGTAAATAATAATTGCATAAGCACATCTGTATTGGGTGTGCTTATCTTTTTAAAGAGAGGTTAAAAATGGAAAGTAATATTATAAAAATGCAAGGTAATGACGGAAAAGAATATGCATTAACATTAAGTTTTGCAAAATTGTATAAATTGGAAAAAGCAAGACCGGAAGAGGCACAGAGATATTTTGATATTCAAAATAAATCAGAAATTGAGAATGAACTTGAAATAATCAAAGTCATCTATACAGCGTATTTGTGTGCACATCTGGACGAAGATAATGTTATGAGCTACGAGGAATTTTTAGAAATCGTACCAACGAACAGAAATACAATTGGAACAATATACGCAACATTACTTTTCCCAAAAAACTAAGCTTCTGCGAGTCATTCGAGGGGCAGACTTTTAGATTTGAAAATAAAAACGAAATCAAGTTGCCATCATACAAGATGTGCGATGTTAAAGATTATTATTTCATGTATGTGATGAAAGCAGGAATAAATGAAGATGTGTTTTGGAATGCAGACATTTCATTTATTAGAGGGCTTTTGGCAAATATTAACGCATATGATAAATGGCTCTCATATCGTCAGTATAAGCTAGAAAAAATGCTTAACAGAAAGTAGGAACATATGGCAGGAACGAAAAATGTAGCAACAGTCACTTTTAAAGCAGAAACAAGAGAATTTCAAGACGGAATTAATAAGGCTAATACATCCATGGGAGCTTTAAGAAGCGAATTGAAATTAAATGCTGCTGAAATGAAGAATGTTTCGAATACGACTCAAAAACTAAAGGAACGTCAGGGACTGTTGCAGCAGCAGTTTAAGGAAAATAAAAATAAAATTGAGAACCTTAATGGCAAGCTCGAAAAAGCAAAAAAAATATATGGCGAAAATTCTAATGAAGTTGCGAAATTAAAAAATCAGCTTAATAAGGCAAAGACGGAAGAACAGAATATACAGGCAGAAATCAACAAAACGTCGGAACAAATTAAAGATAATTCTAAAGTAGTAGAAAAATTAAGTGGAGCATATGATAAAGCAGCTACAGCATCAGCAGCAGTTGTAGCCGGAATTGTCGCAATAGGTGGAGCATCAATTAAAGCGTTTTCAGAAGTTGACGACGGCGCAGACAACATCATAAAAAAAACAGGGGCAGCAGGAAAAGCAGCACAGGAATTTGAAGAAATCTATAAGAAAGTTGCAGGCGAAACAGTTG